GATGGCAATTCCTGCGAAACAAAGCCCGATATTATCAAAAAAGAAAGACCAGACAGAGATTTTCAAGCTGCTAAAAGCGGCGATTGATGAAGCACTGGAAGAACTGGCAGACTTCCAGAAGCTGTTTGGCTACACGGTAGAGGATGAAGAAAAAGACAGCTGAATTATTCAGCCGGATATATTCAGTGTTGCAGCCGCCGCCAGATTTGAAGTTGTCGGAATGGGCAGACAAATTCCGGCAGCTGTCTTCCGAAGCGTCCGCAGAGCCGGGAAGATGGCGAACGTCAAAAGCACCGTACCAGAAAGAAATAATGGACGCTATAACCGATATAGGGATAAAAAAAGTCGTGGTAATGTCTGCGGCGCAAGTCGGAAAGACTGACGCAATGATTTTGAACCCGATAGGCTATTACATCCACTATGAGCCGTCCCCCATCATGGTATTGCAGCCAACAATAACGATGGCAGAAACATTTTCAAAGGACCGGCTTTCACCAATGCTGCGGGACACGGCAGTATTGGCAGACAAAGTGAACGACAAGAGCCGGAATAGCGGAAACACAATCTTGCAGAAGATTTTTCCGGGCGGTCGTGTGACAATGGTTGGAGCAAATAGCCCGTCAAGCCTTGCTTCCCGCCCAATCAGAATACTTCTGGCAGATGAAATTGACCGATACCCGGCAACGGCAGGAAGCGAGGGGGACCCGCTTTTTCTTGCTGCAAAGAGGTTGACAACATTCTGGAATAGAAAAGAAGTCAATGTGTCAACGCCGACAATCAAGGGGCTGTCAAGGATTGAAGTGGAGTATGAGAACAGCAGCAAGGGGGAATGGCATACGCCCTGCCCGTGCTGCGGGGAATTGCAGCCGCTTACATGGTCCGGCATAGTATTTGACAAAGACGATTTATCGGAAATTGGATATGTATGCAGCAAATGCGGCGTGATTTCAAGCGAAGTGGAATGGAAAGAGGGATTCAAGGACGGCTGCTTTATCCATGAAGACCCGGAAAACCCGGTAAAAGGATTTCATTTGAACACGCTTGCTTCCACACTTGCCACATGGCGGGAGGTCGTGGAAAAGTTTCTGGTTGCCAATGAGGAAGTGAAAAAAGGCAACGTGGAACTGATGAAAGTATGGACCAACACCGAACTGGGGGAAACGTGGGAGGAAGACGGGGAAACCATAGAAGACGAAGAATTGATGAAACGCCGGGAGAATTACAACTGCGAAATCCCGGCTGATGTGCTTTATCTGACCGCTGGCGTTGACACGCAGGATGATAGATTTGAAGTTGAGGTTGTGGGATGGGGACCGGAATATGAAAACTGGGGCATAAAATTTGCGGCACTGTACGGAGATACTGGGAATATGCAGGACCAAGTGTGGGTAGACCTTGACACGTTTCTTTCACAGACGTTTGAGAAGCCGGACGGAACAAAGCTGAAAATCATTGCAACGTGCATAGACAGCGGCGGTCACAGAAGCAATCAAGTATATAAATTCTGCAAGCCACGGTTTAATCGGCGTATCTTTGCAATCAAGGGAAGCAATGACAGTGCGGCGGCATACATCCAGAAGCCGACAAAGAGCAACCGGGAACAAGCCTATTTGTTCACTATCGGCGTTGATACCGGGAAAAGCTGGCTGATGGACAGATTGAAGCTGGAAGAACCGGGACCGGGCTTCTGCCATTTTCCGAGGGAGGACGGCAGGGGGTATGATGAAAAGTATTTTAAGGGCTTGACTTCTGAAAAAAAGGTCATGCGCTACAAGATGGGAAGACCGTATTTTGCATGGGAACTGAAAGACAGAGGGGAACACCGCAGGAATGAAGCCCTTGACTGCCGGAATTATGCAACGGCAGCTATTGAGATAACGGGACTTCCGCTGAAAAAGCCGGAAGACCCGGAGAAGAAGCAGCAGACAGCAAGCAGCCCCGCAAAAAGGAAAAAGAGGGGCAGGAGAAGCGGAGGTGTAAACTAATGGCAGGAATAACACTGGAAACAGCGCAAAGGCATTTGAACGCATGGCTTGAAGCGGAAATTGCGGTGACAAATGCGCAGTCTTACACAATCGGAAGCAGGGTCATGACGAAAGCTGACCTTGCGGAGATACGGAACACTATTGACTACTGGAACAAAAAGGTAATAGCATTGGAGAACGCAAAGAAGCGGGGAGGGAGAAACCGGGCATATCGTGCCGTACCCCGTGACTTGTAAGCAAAACATTTCCCGCAATTTCCCTTTTTGGCGGTTTATTTCCCCCCATTTCCCGCAAATACGGTATAAAATGATAGCGTGAATAAATAGGCAGACACGAAAAGCACCCGTCAAACGGTGCTTTTTTCATGCAGTGCGGCAGACGGGAGGTGAAAAGGGAATGGGCATTGCGACATTGATTGACAGAGCCGTTGCAACGGTCGCACCGCAGAAAGGGCTTCAAAGGGCTGCGGCAAGGCAGAAAATGCAGATATTGAACAGCGGATATGGGAATTACGGCGCAAGCACGTTCAAGAAATCGCTGAAAGGCTGGCTTTTTGCCGGAGGGTCGCACCGTGAGGACATAGAAGACAATGTTTCGGTACTGCGGCAGCGCAGCCGTGATTTGTATATGGGCGTACCCGTGGCAAATGGCGCAGTCAAGACCATGCGGACAAATGTTGTGGGGCGTGGTCTTAACTTGAAGCCGTCCATTGACCGGGATGTTTTAGGGATAACGGCGGCGCAGGCACAGAAGCTGGAAAAGCAGATTGAACGGGAATGGCAGTTGTGGGCAGAAAGCCCGGATTGCGACATACAGAGAATTGATAATTTCTATGAGTTGCAGCAGCTGGCTTTCCTTAACTGGCTTATGTCCGGGGACTGTCTGGCGTTGCTGCCGATAAAGCCGAGGAAGAACCAGCCGTATGATTTGCGGGTGCAGCTGGTGGAAGCTGACAGGCTTTCCAGCCCGGACTACTGCGACACATACGACAATAAGATTGTCGGCGGCGTTGAGTGCGCCCCGGATGGGGAAGTTGTGGCGTACCACATTTCAGACCAGCACCCATTGTCCTATGAGGTGACGGACATTAAGTGGCAGAGGGTGGAAGCATACGGCAGCAGGACGGGAAGAAGAAACGTGCTGCACATTATGACCCGTGAGAGGATAGGGCAGCGCAGGGGCGTTCCGTTCCTTGCCCCGGTCATTGAAAGCCTGAAACAGCTGGGGAAGTACACGGACGCAGAACTTGTGGCGGCGGTAGTGTCCGGGATGTTTTCTGTATTCATTGAGAAAGAGGACGCAAGCGAGGACGGCGCAGTTGGTTCAATGATACCAGAAGAACAGCAGATTGACGCAGAGGACGAAAGCAGCCTTGAACTGGGTCCCGGCGTGATTATGGATTTGAACCCCGGTGAGAAAGTGCATGACACGAACCCCGGAAGACCAAACAGCAATTTTTCCATGTTCGTTGAAGCGATATGCCAGCAAATAGGGGCTTCCCTTGAAATACCCTATGAACTGCTTGTGAAGCGGTTCAATGCGTCCTATACGGCAAGCAAGGGCGCACTGGAAGAAGCGTGGAAAATGTTCCGTATGTACCGGGCATGGCTTGCGGCTGATTTCTGCCAGCCGATTTATGAAGAATGGCTGACAGAAGCCGTGGCAAAGAAAAGGATTGCCGCCCCCGGCTTCTTCACTGACCCGCTAATCAGAAAGGCATACTGCCGGGCAGAGTGGAACGGACCGGCAAAAGGTATCCTTGACCCGGTAAAGGAAGTGACCGCAGCGGAAAAGAGGGTGCAGAACGGATTTTCAACGAGAAGCAGCGAAACAAGGGAAATGACGGGCGGCGATTATTACAGTAACGCAGACCAGTTGAAGCAGGAAGAAAAGAAATTGAGCGAGGTGAAGAAAGTTGCCAAAGGGAATGAGAAACAGAAACAGCAGCCAGCAGGGGCAGAGCCAGCAGGGACAGAACCCGCAGGGGGAGGACCAGAAGAACCAGCAGGGCAGCAGGGGAAGCCAGCAGAACCCGCAGGGGGTGACGGGGAATAAATTCTGGGACTTCATACCGGGGACAGAAACGAACCCCCCGGAAATGCTTCTGTATGGACCGATAAGCAGCCAGCAAAGCTGGTGGGAAGACAGAGTGACCCCGCAGCAATTCAACAAGGAACTTGCTGCGCTGGGGGACGTGCCGGAAATAGTCGTGCGCATTAACAGCGGCGGCGGTGACGTGTTCGCTGCCAATGCGATTTTCACCAGATTAAAGGACCACACGGCGAAAATAACGGTGAAGATTGACGGCTGGGCGGCTTCCGCAGCCACAATCATTGCAATGGCTGGGGACACAATAAAAATAGCCAGAAACGGCGTTTTCATGATACATGACCCGGCAATGACCGTCTGGGACACTTTCAGAGCGGAAGACTTTGAAAAAATGGCTGACGAACTGAAAGTGATTAAGCAGAGCATAGTCAACACTTACGCAATGAAGACGGGCATGGGCGCTGACGAAATAGCCGCTTTAATGAGCGAAGAAAAGTGGTGGACGGGTGACGAAGCAGTGACAAATGGCTTCTGTGATGAATTGATGTTTGAGGAAGCAAGCACGGTGGTTGAAAATTCTTCAAAAATCGTGGTCAATTCCACGCCCATTGACATTTCAGCATTTAAGACGGTCCCGAAAATGTTATTGAACAGCCCGCACAATCCGGGTGGTTTGATAAATATAAGTGCAGCAGCTAAAAACAAGCCAAAGGAGGAAAAAGAAATGGCAGCAGTTGAAAACATTGGAACGGTTGACGCACTGAAAGCCGCATACCCGGATTTAGTGGCAACCATCCAGAACGAAGCGGCAGCAGCGGCAACGGCGGCAGAAAGAAGCCGTATCAAGGCTATTGAGGATATGGCGGGCGGCAATTATGCGGACATTGTTTCTGACGCAAAATTCGTGAACCCCTGCACCGCAGAGCAGACGGCAATGAAAATCATTGCCGAACAGAACAAGCAGGGCGGGCAGTACATCCAGAACCGCAACGCTGACGCTGACGCTTCCGGCGTGAACGGGGTGGCAGGGGCAGCAGGGGGCGGCGAAGACGGGAAGAACCCGTTTGACGCAGCCATTGACGCACTGAAATTTGAATAAGGGGAGGTAAAGGAAGATGGCAAGATACGCAGTGGAAACCAGAAGCACAGAGCCTAAAAACTTCTTTGCCGGGGACTTCCCCACGCTGCCGGAAACCGGGACGGCGGGGGAGAAGCTGGCAGAGCATACGCCCGTGACCGTGAACGAAGCCGGGGAGATTGTCGCAGTGGCGGCAGAAACCACGGGGGATGTGGTCGGAGTTACGGCAGAAGCGGCAGAAAAGGGAGAACCCGTTGTATATTACATGACGGGTGAGTTTTTCGCTGACGCACTCAATCTGCCGGAGGGCGTGGCAATCGAAGACATTAAGGACAGCTTGCGCAAGCTGTCTATCTTTTTGAGATAGGAGGACGAAAAGACAATGGCAAACGAAGTATCTATTTACGAACCGAGGACAATGGGCAGGGTCATTGAAAAGCTGCCCCCGGTGAGGACGTTTTTCAAAAGCACGTTCTTCCGGCATGAGGAAACATTTGTGACTGAAAGCGTTGATGTGGATTTCAGAAAGGGAAGCCGCAAGGTTGCCCCGTATGTGTCCCGGCTGATTGGCGGCAAGGTCGTACCCAACACCGGGTATATAACCAAGACATACACGCCGCCGCTGGTTGCCCCGGAGAAAGTGACCACTATTGATGATTTGCTGAAACGCCGCATTGGTGAAAATATGTATTCCGGGAAAACGCCCGCACAAAGGGCGGTGGAGAAAATGGCGCAGGATTTCATTGAACTGCGGGAGCAGATAACCCGCCGTGAAGAATTGATGTGCGCCCAGACCATCTTCACCGGGTCAATCCCCATTATCGGTGACGGGGTGAACGAGGTTATCACTTTCGGATTTACCAACACGGAAACCATCACAAAGGCGGCTGACAAGTGGACAAATGAAGCCAGCAATCCCATTGAGGATTTGAAACGCTGGCATGAAACGGTGCAGAAGAAAGGATTTCTGAACTGCGACATTTGCGTCATGGGGAAGACCGTTGCGGCGGCGTTCGTGAACCATCCGAAAGTGAAAGAGTTGCTGGATGTGAAAAATTACAATCTGGCGGTTATCCAGCCCCGGCAGCTGCCCAACGGTGTGACGTATATCGGCACTATCCATGAAATAGGGCTGGATATTTACAAGTACAACGAATGGTATCTGGACGATTGGACGAACCCGGCGAAGCCGGAAGACAAGCCGCTTGTCCCGGAGAACCAGCTTGCATTGCTTTCCAGCAATACGGACTGGTCCATGTATTACGGCGCAATCACGCTGATTGATGAACCCAACGGGAATTTCCGCACCGTTGAGGGAAAACTTGTGCCGGACACATGGACGAAGCGCAAGCCAGCAAGAAGATTTCTCAATGTTTCTTCTGCGCCGTTGTGCGTACCGCATGACGTGGACAGCTGGTTTGTGGCGCAGCCCGTATGATGGGGGACTTCAAGGCACTGCTTGACAGCGATATGAAAGTTTTCCACAATCCGGCAGAATTTGCGCACGAAACAAATATCTGGTATCTGGAAAAGAAATACACTGTCCAGGCAATTATTGACCATACGGCGGCAGAGGAACGGCAGAGGGCAGGAGAAGACCACGCAGAGGGTATATACCGGGCAAATTGTCTGGTATATATCGCCCTGCGTGATTTGGGTTTTGTGCCAAAAAAAGACCGCAATATTGAGATTGAGGAAGCGGGCGCAGTAAGCATATACCAGATTGCAAAAGCGGATTGCGAGGACGGCGAAATCATACTGGAATTGGAGTTGATGGACGAATGATTGAAATAACTTCTGAAACCATAGAGAGGACGCAAGCATTGCTGGCGGGCATTCCGAAAGGTGCGGAACGGGCTTTTTCAGCTGCTATCAACCGGGGATTGAGCCACACGAAGACGCAAGCATTTAAGCAAGTGAAAAAGGTGTATGCAGTAAAGCAAAGTGCGCTGAACGAAGCAACCAAGACACGGGCGCAGAAAGCCAGCACGGGAAATCTTGCTGGCTATATTTCATTTTC